AAGTGAAGTGCTCTTGGCAATGTCTGCACTTCAAAGACACATGTAAAGGTCTAACCTTAAACCTCTGCCATACAATGTAAGTAGCCGTTGTGAGAATCTATGGAGAAAATTCCAACTACTTACAGCGTCAAACTAAAACGGTATTTTGCTAGAAATATCGTCATCCGCATCTTCATCTGGTTTAGCTAAATCTGCTAGGCCAGGCTCGGATGCTTTCTGCGGTTCTTCTCTGTCACCATCTTCAACCGCTGCTAGATATTCAAAACTATTTTCTATGTCCTTTTGCACGAAGTCTGGTAAGGCATCAAAAATATCACACATGGCTTTGGTTGCATCGTTGCTGTTGCCATTAAACTCATCGCAGTAAACGCTAAGGTCAAAGGTTACTTGCGGATTGACTGTGGCCACTTTTTGTACGCCACCGTCTGGTCTTGATAGTTTGAGGATCTTGGCATTGCCGCCAGCAAAACCTCTTTCCGGGTTTGGTGCGGTATGTCCTACGCCTATTCTTGCTGTCATGCCGACCAGAACTCCTACATCAAAACCTGCAAGTTCTTCTTCGGTGAAAGTCTTATCTCTCCAGTTCTCTAAATCTTTTCTAAGGTTTGCTGCCTCGTATAAAGATGCAGTGTAAGTTTTGCTCACACCGAAAGGCCTGTCATCCTGCATCAAAATTTCATTGTCGTCTGGATCTACGGCTTTGGTTATTTCAAAGTCCAAGCGTATTTCTTTTTTCTTACTGACTTGGCCCTTGAACTCTTTTTCTCTTGTTCCAAGATCTACGATTCTGAAACAAGTACCTTCATAGATACCTGGTTGTAATTTAGCGAAGTCTTCTCCGCCCCCTTCCGTGCTTATTGTCAAACTCATAATGATCTCCTAAAATGTTGTTTGCTTATTATCATAAATTAATATAGGATTGTATACACTTTAATAATTAAAGCAAGACCAACCAGGAAATAAATGTGACTCTCAAAATAACCAGACCAAGCAAACCAAAAAATTTTAACACTCCATTCACTACAGATCACCAATACCAGTTCAGTCAATTCCTGGCAGAACATGGTTTGGAACCGGACCCAAAAAAGGGTTTGATTACCGATGGGTCTATTGGTCGGGCCTACATAAATGTCGGTGGTCAAAGAAAGTTGGTGGGTTGGTATCAGCTGTGGATCGATCAATCGATTCCATTTGGACGATTGGGTGACTATCGTATCTCGGCTGACCAACCCACGGCTGTCTGGAAATCGGAGAATCAACAAAAGCGCAGAATAACCAAAGAACAAAAAGCAGAGATAGCAGCCTTACAAAAGCAGGCTGAGGTCAAACAACAGGAGAAGTATTCTAAGTCCGCCAAGCGTGCTCAGAGCCTCTGGGAGAAGGCCAAACCTTGTGAGAAACACTCTTACTTAGAGAAGAAAAAAGTCCTCTCCTATGGCCTTAGAGCAGACGAACATGGCAACCTTATGATTCCGCTGTATGACAAGCAGATGACGATTGTCGGGATCCAATACATCGATGAACACGGCGGCAAACGTTTTCTTACTGGTTCCAAAAAAAGCGGTAGCTTTTTTATACTTGGATCGGAGATCTTAAAAAGTTCAGACATACTCAATTACGCAGAAGGATATGCCACAGCTGCATCGGTCTACGCTGACTTCTCACAGCCAGTGATCGTGGCCTTTGATGCTTACAATCTTACGCCGGTCGCAGAGACGATGTTCGAGTTTTTCGCTGATCGCAAGCATGTGTTCATCGCCGATAACGATGATAGTAAAACCGGAGAAAAGGAGGCAACTAAGGCCTGCCAGTATGTGCGCAAGAACAAAGGGCAGGCAGAGGTCTTGATGCCAGAGACACAAGGTGATTACAACGACCACAAGAACGAGCTCGAAGAGATCGAATCCGTTGAAGGCGAAGTCATACCCGCGATGCAAAAATTGGACCTACCGACTGAGTACGACTTCCAGAGATCTGCGGCTGGACGGTTCCTTAACACCAAAGACAACATCAATGGGGTAATGAAGACGCATGACATAGAGGTGCGCTACAACGTGATTAAAAAGCGCATGGAGATAGAGATACCCAACATGAAGTTTATCGCTGACATGAAAGAGGAGGCTAGCCTCATAGAGATCGAAGATCGGTGCATTAACATGGGGATCCCACATACCAAGGTGCGAGACTATTTGAAGATCCTGGCCAGAGAATACAACCCAGTGAAGGAGTGGATCAATTCTGCGCCCTGGGATGGCAGAGACAGGCTCCAGGCATTTCTTGATTCATTGGTTACCCATGACTCAAACCAGTTAAAAGAGATGCTGATGAAGAAGTGGCTGATAAGTTGTGTGGCCGCTGCTTACGAAGTCAATGGCGTTGAGCTCGAAGGCATACTCGTTTTGCAGGGCGCACAAGGCCTGGGTAAGACGCTGTGGTTCAAGCGACTGTGCGATTACGACCGTGGTTGGCTGTTAGAAGGGGCAACACTTAATCCTTCTGATAAGGACAGCGTAAAGCGGGCGGTGAGTCATTGGATCGTTGAGCTCGGAGAGATAGAGTCCACGTTCAAGAAGAGCGACATCGATCAGCTGAAAGCGTTTGTTACGGCGAAGACGGATGAACTTAGATTGCCATACGACAGAGCTTTCACGACCTATCAAAGACGTACGGCTTTCTACGCCAGTGTCAACGCACGCGAGTTTTTGACGGACACGTCCGGGAATCGAAGATTCTGGGTACTCGCGGTAAAAGACATAGATGTTAATCATGGCGTAGACATGCAACAGCTCTGGGCCCAAGTTAAAGAGACGATGTATGTGCAGGGCCAAAAGAATTGGTTTCTATCACCGGATGAGCGTGAGCTCTTGAATGAAAGCAATGAGATCTACCGAACCCAGAGCAGCGTAGAGGACCTCCTCCTCGAACATGTGGACTTTGAGTCGGAGAACATCAAGCCAGTGCAGATGACCAAGCTGCTAAGAGATCTGGGCATCAAGGCGCCAAGGATGCCAGACTTCAAAGAGGCAGCTCGTGTCCTACACGAGAGAGGCATCGAGCCGCGCCGGTCTAATGGCAAGAAGGTGTATGATATGGACTACAAGGCGATTGATGATAACGGCATGACGTTTGGAGATAAATTTTAATGGCGGGCAAGGGCGATAGACCAAGACCTGGAGTTTACTCGCAAGAGTTTAGGGATAACTTTGACAGGATCTTCGGCGATAGACGGAAGAAAAAGCCAGGGTTAGCTAAAGAAAAAAAGGGTAATGCCGCACTGGATGATGATGGCCAGGTTGATGATGATTATAAGGCTGAGTTATGATGTGGTATAAGTTTGGTTATAAAAGGGTATGGTGCAGTGCATAGTAAAGAAAATGCCACCCTGTCGAACTTTGCTTTACCTACGCTGTTTATTACTATAGGTAGTGTTAGGTATATACTTATAAAGAATAATATTAATTACATGGTTATAAACGCAATATAAGGGGTTTATACGGAGAACAGAATAGGAAGTGTTGAGATGCTATACACTGCACTCTGTACCCTGTTTGGAAAAAAGATATGAACTTACAACAAATTAAATTGGTTCTGGATGATGAGGATATTGAGATCCGCACGTCCATCATCAAGGCCAAATCTTTCACCGGAGTTGAGCGCAAGCTCAAGGGTGAACATATCATTGCGATACTGAGAATAGATGACGATAAATACATGGCATTTGTAGAGGAGTAAATATGGCAGGCCGACCCAAGAAACCCAAAGACAAAATAGTAACGACACCTAAACAGTTTGAGAAGGATGAAGAGTTTGGTTTAACTGAGATGCAAGCAGCATTTGTTTGGCATTACACCGAAGGTGCATGTGGTCAGACCGATGCGGCCCGGAAAGCTGGCTATGAATTTCCTGCGGTTACTGCGAACAAGCTATTGTCTGGTAAGCATTACCCGAATGTGGTCAAGGCCATTCGGATTAGACAAGACGAACTAGCTGAGAAGTATGCGATCACACCACAAAAGACTGGCACAATGTTGTGGAAGATCATGGAGACTGCGTATGAATCGGGAGCATTTAACGCTGCCGTCTCTGCGATTAAAGAGCTGAACCAGCTCGGCGGTTTATCCATAAATAGATCCCAGAACATAAACATCAACGCTAACCTGGAGAAGATGAGCAAGGATCAAATCAAGGAACGCCTGGGCGAATTGCTCGGCGCAGAAACCTCGACTTACTCGCCTAAAGATAAGTAGCAAAAAAACAGAGTAATGGCCTCTTCTCTTTGCCAGGCCCAAAAATCCAGAAAAATTCACCTTTTGTCAAAAAAGCACGGCAAATCAATGACTTACACGCAATAATTCAAGCAGAATATTAAGATCTGTTCGTGGCCTTGTGTTCACAACAGTAACAGCGCACAAAACTGGAGTCCCTTGGGCCTGGTTTTTTGCTTGGATCCGGACTAATTAGGGACCCCTACCACCCATATTTGGTCGCAGCTGTGGCCGAGGTAAATATAACTAAGTTAGATACACTGAATCACCACAAAAAATGATTGCAAAAAAATTTTGCAAAAATTTGTAAATTTTGAGACACTCTTACAATGCCAATCAACAGCAGAAACAAGGGCGCTCAATTCGAGCGAGACGTGGCCAAGATCCTTAACCAGTTTTTCCAGGACCAGGGCATTGATTATCAAACCAAACGCAACCTGGACCAATACCAACAAAAAGATCTATGCGATCTGGACATACCCTTTCACGCGGTTGAATGTAAATCATACAAAGAAGGCAGCTGGCTCAAGGCCGCCTGGTGGGATCAAGTTTGCAGTGCCAGTAATGGTAAAATTCCCACTTTGATTTTTAAGTTCAATCGCGTTCCTATCCGAGTGTGCATACC